GGGTGTAGAGAACTCCTGGGGAGTTCAATCGTAATAGACATGTGTGATGTACTTACGTCTCTAGGACGCCTATTACTGGTTTATACTCTGTCGAGTTTGCTAGGATATGGTGGTTCTACGTAAAGAAGCTACAGTTCTTTATGGACACACTCTACCCCACTTTGGACCTCTTTAAAGGTCAACTTTCTTTAAATTTCTTATTTGTTAACCCTGATGGGTGTTCATTTCTATGCCTGGAGCAACGTTAAGCTGGAGTGAAAGGCCCGTGTGCCTGAAACGTGAGCTGATAACGAGAGTCAGCGAAAGAGAAATCCCGACGAAGGGTAAATTTTAGATTTTAAGTTGGAGACTGCGACAGACTGCAGACACTTGGTCAAAATGAGCGGCGTCCCCGCGAATGGAAGCCTTGGGGCTACGCGATCCCAAGGAAATAGACCTGAGCGTTTACAAAAACAAAAATCTTCCGGTGAGTTGAGGAAACCACCACAACAACATGCTAAGATGCCAGATGGGTCCGTTGCACTCATTCAAATCGGCGGCGGTGTGCAGAGTAGGCCTGCAACATCTGATGGTAAGACAAGTGCGTCTCAGTCTACAAAGGGAAGTGTGGCCCCTGCTGCCATACAAGGTTTCCAACCCGGGCAATGCTATCTTATACTGTTTAAGCATGAGAAGAGGCAAGATGTTTACAGTCAACTCGGCAAGTATCCCACGTGGGAGAAGATTCGAGATGTGGCTGCTGACCATATGACCTGGGTGAACCATCGGACTGTTGGCGTGACTGCCGCGTTCAGTGACACTGGTGGTGCCGGGTTCAAACCAACGTTGTTCCATGTCAAGGCGGAAGGAACAATTACGGTGAAAACTCTTATCCAATCGACTGCCTATGGCAAGTGCCAGGTTGGTGGATCAAATCTGCTCCTTCCTGAGCGGAATTTAGTCCCCGACTTTGACAGCTGGGCATGGATTGGAGACGCAAAGCTTTCGCTAGACTTGCGTGCTACCTGTGTTGCTGATGGTGGAGAACGGAACGGTAGTTGGGTGATTTCAATGTCAAACAACGCTTTCCTCCGTACATATCTCTGCGATGCGGGTTACAAGGCAGATATAGTCTCGAAGGGATGTTCTGATCACTACTGTGGTCAGGCATTTGAATATTTCTATTCGAGAGACCCGGTTTTTTGTGCGAACTTCAGGACGAAGTTCTCTATTCTCGATGGTTGCGCTTTTGCTGCAGGCGCACCACTCCCAAAGATCAGAGCCTCAGAACCCCAGTGTTGGCAACCCTTGTTTAAGGGTCCCATACGGGGAAACCATCCTTATTCAGTGCAAAAGTGGGTGACGAAAGCTCAACTGATGCAGATGACGAAGGACAATGATCTTTCTGGTGAGACTTTTGCAGTGGAAAAAGATGGAGATTACTGGCACGTGGTGCCAGGCCCGATCTCCCCTCTAGAGTTGATCATGTCGATGACAAACAAAGCGAAACTCGGTGGTCGTCTTGATATTCGTGAGGTTTCTGCCTGCGAACTATTCGAGGCGTCTTGCGAAGTGCAAGGCCCACTCTGTTGGCAATCTGTTTTCTCAATGTTCGACTCTGCCGGTCTTGTGGGGGACAAAATGACTGTCGAGACTCTTGTTGAGTGCCTTGACTTGAACCGTATTTACCCATCCTTCACATATGTCGAATGGTATCCTGGTGACATCTGCCATGTGCAGAGAGCAACTTGGTCAAGAGAAACTGACAACCAGTGGTTGGCCTCAGAACTGAGTGAATTCCTTGGGAATTCCATCATCAATGAGCGCCGAGCCAATGGTGGAGAGTCTGCTCTGGCCGAGAAGCTTGTTGAACTCACGACAGCTGTTGTCATGGGCACCATTGGGGACGTTGAACCTACCCTGGATGTTGTTGCTACGAATTATTTTGCAGCAACAATGGAGCGCCATGCTGAGCCTACGCCTGTTGAACAGCAGTATAGGTTCAGAAAGGGTGAAGGCAATGGCTGGATGTCTTCCGACTTCTTTGGTTTTTGTGACGGTTTTGCTAAACATCTTTTCGATGTGCACGGTTCCGATAAAGGGGATCTCGAGGTTTCCCCTGAGTTATGGAACAAAATCTGCGCTGCCTGGGCCGGAACACCTGTTCTTGTCAACCCAGAAGAGACAAATTTACTCTACTCCAAATCTGTCGTTGTGGAACTTTCCGACGATTTGGATTCTTGGCTGAAGGTTCCATCTCGTCCTGTTGGCCAACACAGGCGTGTAATGCCAGACGACTTTGTCCTGGTGACACACCCTGACCATTGTGACAGGTTTGCAAGCGAGGGATGGGAGACGGTGAAACTGCCGATGGATAGCAAAGAGTTTATAGCTCTTGGGCAAGCCATCCTTGAGAAAGGTGTCCGTGGTGTTGCTGACATGAGGGCTATGCATGAGACGCTGTTTGAGCATATCAAGGCTGCGATGCCTACATGTGAACAATCAGACCTTATTTACCTGGTGTCTGGCACTACTTACCACTACTTCATGGCGTCAGTTTTCCCTGAAAAGCAGATTTTTGAAGTCTGTCCCGTGCCTCGGGAGGACAATGGAATTTGCCCAGAGTTTTATCTTGGGCACTATTTCAAGTCCTTGTCTCTCGACCCTCATTTTGGGCATTCTGTTGGCCGTCTCTACAATCAATGGTTGACAGCACCCAAGTATCTAGACAATTTGGAGTGGGAGGGCGAATTCCGCTACAGGGAGCCGCCTAAGTACCATTCTATTGCCCCTTGGGCTGCTGACAAGTGGAAGATATCATCACCTTCGATAGGTTTTAAACCCTATGATGATTTCATTCACAAACACAGCTTTGTGGAGAAGGAACGTATCTCTGCATATTTCTCTCTTGGTTCTTGTGAGAGCTTGACACCTGAAACAGTGCACGCTCTAAATTGGTTGAAGAGCCTACCGGTGGATTGGGAGGTCGACAGCAGGTGGACATACCTTTTCGAAGGTAGTCAATACACTGTCTCTCCTTTCACAAATCACGCAACTTACTTGCATAAGTTCGATTGGGTGGTCCATCATGGTGGTTCGGGTGTGACAAACACCTGCTTGGCAGTAGGTGTACCACAGTCTATTTTACCTCAGATAGGTGACCAATATATCTGGGAGGACGCTTTGGAAAAGCATCTGATTAAAATTGGGATTGGTGAGGCAACACTTAGAGCCTATCTTTTTAAAGATAGGCTGCCTGCTGTTGCCACAGACCAGTGGGACAATCGTGTCCTCTCTGGCCCCTCCTGGTGGATGGAAGCTCTCTCCGACAATGGTGTGACTCCTGTTAAACCATTTGAATTGCACAACCATTGCTGCCATGACTGGGATGCATATGGTTGGAAACCAACGGATCTTGTTATTGGTTGCAATTATGGTTACTGGATCACCTTGTTCAACTCAGGCTGGGAAGCTGGAGAATCTAAAGTGGAGCTAAAGTTCGTGAACATGTTATGCTCACCTACTGGTCCCCTTGTGATTGGTTCGTCAGGTTTTACTTTGACGCAAACTTACCCTGAACACGCTCATGGTTGGTTGCACTCTTGTGAAACTCATCAAGAACCTACGCACTTGAAAGCTTTCTCCGGGCTTTGGCTTGACGGCGACGAAGACAAGATGAGAGAAATTGCATCTATGGCTCTCACATCACGGTCCAAGTCGAACCCTAGAATCAAAATGACTCCCAGAAACATCCAATGTTCTTGTGGAGGAAAAGGGTATGATTTCGGTGGTGTGTGTGAACGATGTGCTCTGAAACAACCGCTTGAGGATGTGCTTGACATCTCTCAAATTTCAAAGTACAAGAACACTGTTTACAAGGGTTTCAAAACCAAAAACAAGCCTTGTAAAATGCACATGACATTCAGGAAAGAACCCGCAACCACCTGGGTGAGTTCACGCAAGCGGTATTACCAGGTGGACTCTCGTGTGATCAAACACATGAAGTCTCCACAATTAGCCCGTGCTTTGCTTGATCAAATCCAGGATATGACTGACACCGGCAATGTCGAGGCGTTTTGGAAGTACACTAACTCCAAACCACCACATTATGAGTTCAAAACTCCAACGCCCGTGTTGGAGGAGCTTATATCAGTGCAAGCAGCCTTACATGTTGATGTTGGTGTGGGTCCCTTGGGCAAGGAGATTGTCATGGCCTTGGGTAATGTTCTCTCTATTGGTTCGTTCAAATCATTGTACAATCGATTGGCAACGAATTATCTATCGGCCACCAGTCGTGACTTCGTGAAGAAGCGCTGGCACGTGATGATGGATGGGCTTCGCCACTACGATGATTTCACACGGTCCCTAGGCATCCAGGTTATACCTGATGTTATCAAAGGGTACTTCAAACCTCTGGAGAGAGCAACAGTCGTCTCGGTTATCCCATACTCGTTCGCCTTGGCTAAACCATTGCGCACTAGGGTGGGGTGTAAACTTTGGTTGGATCATATGCACGGTGAGAGAGCGAGCATCAGAGTGCACCTGTTTTCAATCAAGTTGCCAGTCCTCGGAAAAGCTTTCGGCATCTTCCACGCTGTTGTGGAGCACGATGGCTGGTTTTGGGAACTGCAACAAGTGTCTGGTGAAAAGTGTCACATCAACAGGACCCGTTACCCTCCGGAAGCGAGCCCTGACAGACCTCTGATCAAGACTATACTCGTTCAAGATGATATCAAAGGATCTTTGGACCTACGAAGAATCGAGAACGCGTTTTCTGGACTTGATTACAAAGTCTTGGGTGACAACTGTCTTGTCTTCTCCAACATGCTGGTTTTCTTCCTGACGGGCAAAGTCATTGATTGGCGGCACTTCGGCGCTTTTGGTCAGGAGCTGAGCCTGGACATACAGAAACAGATGTTGAAGTGGGCATCCTCTTGGTTTTTCTTGGCGGATGATGAACAGCGACTCCAGGTGAGGGATCATAACTCCGCTGGCCTGGTGAAGCACAAGCATGTGGTGACCTCTATGCGATCCTGGACTGGTCCAAAGAAGTTCACAAGAGACTATGGTCTTAAATGCGTTCAACGCATTGAAGCTGCTCTTGAGGCCTACTCAGACGATCCAGACATCGATTGCCCACAAGAGAGGGATCACATGATTGACTTCATGAAGTTCTCTATGTCAAGATTTGGTATATCTGGTGCTGTCATATCTCGTGCAATTATGACACGCCGAACCCGGAGAATACCAACTTCTGGTCGGAAATGGAAATTTCTGAACCATCTGTTGGTGCTCTTTAGGCAACTTGGGACCACACGCATTGGTGAAGATTTTGTAGGTGTCCTCACTGCCACGGCTAGCCTCAACGGATCACTCCGAAAAGGTAGAAAAGTGGGTTGGACACCAATTATCAACATCAGTGTGCCGCGACATTGGTTCCGACAAGGGGATAAGCTTGTCGAAATTCAGCATCTTCCTGAAAACCTAAAGATGCAGAACAAGAAGATCGTTCGGCTTGACCTACCACAGATCGCAGCGAGGTACAAACACTATTTTGAAGGTGTTGAGTTTCCTCCAGTTGGTTTCAAGTGGGTTAAGCCAGGTGAGTACGAAATTGACGTGAAGGTTCCTGTGCGGAAGGACTTACCAAAGATGGACCAACTCACCCATGACCTTTGCAAGGAATTGCAAGAGATGTACCCTTTTGAGCTTGGGGTGTTCAGTCTTCGTTTTGGTACAGCTCAAATGGCAGAGAAAGTGACTGACAGGTACTTCACTGATGGTTTTGGTGCTGGGACCTTGATCCCAGAGGCTGATCAGGAGGAACTAGCTCAGGCAATCTTTGAAAATGAACCTCATCTTTTCAAAGATACCCAGCTGATATCCCCTGAGGAAACCTCCAAGAAGTGGCACAAGAATTATTCAGCTGGATTTCCTTTCAGGTTCAACTCCCGAGGGAATGCACAGAGGCAAAAACTGATAGATGCTGTTGGTGGCCAAAAGGCTTTCATAGCCGCCGTGAGGCGGTATATTGAATCACCTGAAGCTTTTCCAACTGTCAGTCATGCCTTCATCAAGGATGAAGTTTTGCCTATGTCTTACGTCGAGAGGGAAAAGATTCGGACAATCATAGCGCAAGACCCGTTGAACTACTATCTTTCGATGGCAGTTCAGGGTGATGCAGCCAAGAGACTGGACCCGAATTCTTTTTCTGCTGTTGGTGTCTCTGCATCTCACGGTGAGATGTCTGCACTGGCGGAGAAACATCTGGCATATAAGCATCACTTTGCCATGGATGTTACCGCTATGGATTCAACGGCGAGTGTTGATGCCATGGGTGTGATCAAGAAGTTGAGAAAGAAAGGGTTTCAGGACCACCCACAAAGGGAGGCTATAGAGACAGCTATCGATGCAACTTATGACAACCTGATGGCATCTTGGATTATCGATATCCACACTGGTCGTGCACGCTTTAAGCGTAAGGGTTTCTCCACCGGGCATGCAACAACAACTCCAACTAATACTGAGTATATGCGGGTGTTAGCGTTGTATGCATGGAAAAAGACCACAGGCCGAGATTACAAAGATTTCTACGAGTGCGTAAAATTCAGTTCTTTCTCGGATGACAATTTCTGGTCTACAAGTCTGGCGAAATCAATCTTCTCTGGTAAACACATTGCGGACTTTTGGTTATCTCGAGGCGTGCAAGTGCGCGTCGAGTCAGAATCTGATGACCTGTCAAAGCTGTCTTTCTTGGCAAAGATGTTCTCGTTTGATGAGAAACACCTTGCTGAGATTGAGTCATTAACTGGCGTCAAGGCCAAAGTCGCAATTGTGCATGATATCAATCGTTTATTGACAAAGTTTAGCGACTACAAGAAGAAGAATACGCTCAGGTACCGCTGGGAAAAAATGGCTGCATTGCAGCTGAATTGTGCCCACTACCCTGACGCGCATGCGAAAGTCGATGAATACCTGGATGCTCTTGAGAAACTTTTGCTGAAACGCAAGTCTGGGCAGAAGTTCATCAAGCAGCACCCACGGATGTCATACAATGATGTTATGCGTATGTCATACGTGCCTACATCAAAAACGAGGACAAATCTACTCGTGAGTACTACTGAAGAAAGCTTGGTTGACAAGCTCCGTTCTTGGTGGGATACCACACGAGTAGATATCATGACCTTTGATTCTACGGTGAACACTTATGGAAGAATTCTCTCTCAGTTTGCAGGACTACTTGAAGTTGGTGGTTTGAATGTGGAAGACCCAGGCGTGTTTTTGAGACAGCCAGGTGAAATCCCACATGACCCAGAGTTTACCCTGGAGCATCATATATACCTTCTTAATGGTTGTCCAGAGAGTTACGAGAAAATGGAAATCCTTGCTCAGAAAACTCCATTCTCATCTTTCATGGATATAGCAAAGTTTTGGTCCAGAAGGGAATACTATGACATGAGTGAAGCAACTGCTAATGCTCTTCGTGTCAAGGTAACTCTTCTTTTGGCCATATACACTCTTGTTGCATGGTTGGAACAGGCTTTGATGTCTGTTCCTATTCTCGGTCCTCTCTATAAGACGTTGGCTACCGCGAAGTACCTCAGTGAAAAGGTCTACTCAAGACTAAATTCATTGTATTACTCCGTCTTTGGTGACTCGTCTGCCATAATATCATCTATGATGCCAAAAGACAGGTTCCACACATTGAAGGTGGTCGCATACAAATTGTGGGTTAACACGACTTGTTTGGACTGCTTCGATTTTGATGGGGGCATCGATGGTGCTCAAGATTGGGCAGATTCACTGATCAAATTCGCACAGGACATTCATCAGATCGTCCTGGATTTTGATATAAGTGCTCTTTTGCCTAAACCTGGGACTGGTGAGAGAGGAAAACAGGGCACCGACACTGGTTGGACTGGGATTGATCACTCAGATTCTGTTTACTCATGTGTGTCGCTCATGGAAGAAAACAAAGTGCCTATGATCACTGGCCCACCTGGTGCAGGCAAGTCTACCGATTTCATTCAGTCTCTTCATTCGAAGTATGACACTGTTATTGTAGCATGCCCAAGACAAATTCTTGTGCGTAACAATCCAGTCGCCCAGTCACGCCTTTTTGCTGGGTGTGAAGACAATTTGACTCAGGGTTACATCAATTTTGGAACAGCAGGTTACTTGAGGCGTATTTTGGCAGATTTGCCAGAAAACACCATCATCGTGCTTGACGAGTTCCATGAAATGGATGAGGATACCCTTTGGTTACTGGATCGTTACCGAGAACATTGTATTGTGGTCACTGCCACACCAGAGTTTTATGGGTCAAACAGGTTTGTTGAGGTCAGACTATCCAAGGGGAGGAACTCGCACTGGACTGTCATGGACGACCTACGTTCTGGGAAAGGGAATCTTGAGGAGGCTTGGAATGAGTTGATAACTCATACCAATGACGACAAAAAGATTCTAATGATTGTGCCAACTGTAAAGGATGTCAAGACAACCTTACACCACATTGAACAGTTGGTCCCTGGCAAGCGCGCCTGTGGGCTATACCGTGGGAACACCATGGTGCGGCCTGCAGACTGGTATGTGGCCACATCTGTTGTAGATGCAGGGTTGACAATCCCTGATGTTTCAATCGTCATTGATACCGGATGGTCCCTAGGTTTCAAGGGTGGCAAATTCCAACGTAGACCTTCGTCTCGGAACATTTCTGTTCAAAGACGTGGTCGGACTGGAAGAACCACAAATGGAACTTATGTCAGACTGATCTCATCATACGACGATGGTAACTGGGATTTCTCAACCCCGTTCCTCTGCAACTCATGGTCGACAGCCCGCAAATGGGACCCATCTTTCAAGCGTGGACGACAGAAACAGTCTGGTTTCATGGATTCCTTACCTGGAGGATACGAACCATTCTTGGGTGATGGTGATTGGTCTTGTTTGCTTTATGCAGTGTTTATGTATGAAGCAAGATTGGATGTCAATAAGGCACGAACAGCTTATCAGAGCATGAGAAAGTTCCCACAAGCCAAGGAGTTTAGACACTTGACGGCACGAGTGGAGAACTATGCTTTTGATGATTTGTTCTTCGTTGAGGAAAAGCTACGCAACTTCAAGCTCAACGGCGAGCCAGGCAATTTCTGGGAGTGGGATCTGAAGGCATCCAAACAGATTGATTTTCTGGAGGACATCCCTAGGCACCTACTCGACGAATAATTTCTTTTGTCACCTTCCCTTTGTTAAGATGAAATAAAGAACACCCTAAACCTAAGTTCCGTGGAGACTGAGACCTCGGCAGGTAAAGGACATAAAATATATCTTTCTTCCCGTTAAAAGAAGATAAAGATCAATTAGGATTCTGGTGCCAGTATTTTGATCAGATCCTGGGACTTAGACTCAGGCCAAAAGAAAACACCTATGCAACGAAGGACTAGTCCGTGCGGCGCACTGTAGATACGACCGTGTTAAGATACCTGATAGTAATAACGGGCAGGTAACTAGTTTGGAGCAATCCGTTTTGGTGTGCGGGCGGCACCACTCAGTGGGCGTCATCACATC